TTACGCTCAAATTACAAAATTGATAAGTTATAGGGTATTATTAAGACTAAAAGAAAATGAGCGTTATTTCAACCTTTGAATTTTACAAGGAGAGAACAATGCCTAAACTGTATCAAGGTAAGAATTATTCAATCGCAGAATGTTTTGAAGAATATAGGTTATTCTCAAATTGGATAATTTCAAAATCTCAACCGTTATTCATAGCATATAAATATTTTGAGAAACTTGTATCCAAAGGTAAGATAAACAAAATTACTATGGATATTCTTAAAATAGAAATTTACAAATTTATCAATATTGAAATGAATAAAATTTTATATGAAACAATCAATCACCCAAGAATTAAAGAATTTTCAAATGTTAATTATTCTCTCCCTGATATATTTGAATTGTATGCGAAATCTTGTGGAGAAACCGACGACGAATTAAGAGAATTCAATATTGGCGATTGTAGTATCATTTCAAATAGTGTGGATAATGCGAAAAATGAGAGATATAACCGATATTGTGAGGCGAGGCAAAATTTCATTAATTTAATGAAATATGATTGTAGAATTGTTGTTATTTATCAAAAATATAAAGATAGGGGTTTTATTACTAATATTTATACAATAGATAAAGTGTGCGATAAATCGTTAAAAGTGATTGATTATGAAACAGGAATTAATGAAACACTTAATATGTGTAATTATAATAGACATATATTCTATATTGAGGACGACGATTTATCATTAGACCAAATAAAATTTAGATTTTCAATCATAGAAAACGGAGATATAAGAATAATAAAATCACGATTTAAAAGATTTATGGAGAAAATGAAACCTATAATTGAATATGATAATGAAGGATATACTGAAAAATATGGAGAATTTGTTAATGACCGTTATTTATTAAATTATACTGAATTAATGAATTGTAAATAAATTTATCATTAATTGAATTTACATTAATTTACGGTTAATTTATAATTTTTTTAAATTACATATATATATAATGGGAGAAAATGCTGAAAATAATTGTATTCAGGGAACAATATATAAATTATGTTTTTCTGATAATGATAAAATGTGTTATATTGGTTCAACTAAACGATTAAACTTAAAACAGAGATTACACGAACACCGCTACGATATAAGAACGGGACGATGTGCTTGGAATTCAAAGGGTAAATATTTTTTTGATAGAGTTAAGGATATTAAATTATTTGTATTAGAAAAATGTAATTTTACAACTGTTAATGAATTATATGAAAAAGAAAAATATTGGATTGAAAATTTAACACCAAATATGAATGTATTAGCACCAATCAGAAGTCCAATAGAGAAAAAAGTATTAAATAAAATTTATTATCAAAAAATTAAGGATAAACTTAAATTAAAATATTTAATGAATAAAAAAAAAAATAATATGTAATAGTATAATGGGATTTTTTGATTTTATTACTAATCCTGTAAAAAAACTTGTAAAAGGTGTAAAATCGGGTGCTGGAAAAGTTGTAAAAGGAGTGAAAAACCAAATGGGAGGAGGTTTTAAAAAAGGATTTATGAAGGGTTTGAGAACAGTTGGTAGAGCATTACAGAAACCCGCTGAATATATTAAATCCAAAGACCCACTTGCGAAGAAAATGGGAGGTGCGGGGTTTTTATCTCCACAGAGTTTATTAACTGATATAGCACTTGCCCCTGTTTCAGGTATAGGATATTTGGAAGAATTAGCAGGGTCGCCTGAAAAACAGCGTAAATTAAGAGGAGGGGATTTAGATACAATATTAGATACGAGTTTTGCTGGATTATCATTAGTGCCTTTAGGTGCTGTTGGAGGTGGTGCTAAAAAATTAGGGAGAGGGATTAAAGGAGGTGTGAAGAGATTAGCACGAGGTATAGGTAATGCTATTCGTTAATGTTGTATTTTTTACCAAAAAATATATAATTAAAAATAATTTGGTAATTTCTACAACATACAAAAAATATATTAATAAAATATATGGTAGAAAAATCCAAAAAAGATAAGGATAAAGAGAAAAAAAAGAAACTTAAACAAAAATTAAAAGAATTATCTAAAAAATATCTTAAAGGTCGTAAGAAACGAACAAAAGACCCAAAAAAATATAAACAAATTCAACAGGATATTAATAGAAAAGTTGATACGGCACAATCTATGACTGATATAAATAAATTAATGAGTTTATTACAGAAACCCTTACCAAGAACAACAGCAGAAATAGGGACAATAGGTCAAAGATTATCAAAAGCAGTAGAGCAAGATTTAAAATCTTCTTCTGTTGTTGAAAATTATAATAATTTTAAAGGAAAATTATCAAATGCGAAAGATAAATATAATAATGAAACTTTGTCTTGGGAAGATATAGATAATATATATAAATCGGGTAAAAGTTTCGGTCAATCAATACAAACAGATATACAAACATTAGGAGGATTGAAAACTGTATATGATGCTACAAGTGCGGGTGCTAAAAAAGCATATGATTATTTAACAAGATTATTAAATCGTAATAGACCAAGTGGGACAAACTCATTTAATCCAAGTGGAGAACAAACACCAACACCTACACCTCCTCCATCATCATCACCTCCGCCTCCGCCTCCACCTGAAACAACAGAACAACAACCAAGAGTATTTCAACCAAGAGAACAAACAGAAGATACAGAAAGTTATTTACGAAGAGGATTAAATATAATAACTAATCCTATTGTCGGAGCAGGATTATTAGGGGTTGGTGCTAATTATTTAATGGGACGACAAAGAATAAGACAATTACGAGAACAAGTAAATAGAAGAGAAGAAGATACACAAACAGAAACAGTTGAAAGAAGAGAAGAAGATACACAAACCACGGTTTCAATGCTGAACCCTTCACAACAATTTAGAGAAGCACAAGGTTTTATATCAAATTTAAGAAGAGAAAGAGAGGCACGGAATTCATTTAGAGATAGAACACAAGAACGACAATTAAGACAGGATACAGGACTTCAAACAACAGTTAGTGAAGAATTAAGAGGATTTAGGGATAGTTCAATAGCACAACCAAGTAGAGAAACTATGAATAGAATTATTGGAAATACACAACAGGCGAATTTGGAGGATAGAATGGATAGATTAGGAAGAAGTCAAAGTGAAAATGAAAGAATGGACGCAGACCAACGCCAATATGAAGAAGAAATGACGCAACAACAATTATCAGAAAGACAAGAAGAAGAACCACAAATGGAATAAATTTAAAAGTATTTAAAATATATAATATATATATATGGATAATAATAATAATTATCAAGAAAGGAAATTTAATTATATACCAAGACAACCAATAGAAATTATATTAAATTCACCTAATGGAACAATTATGGGAGGAACAAAAGACGGACATAAATTTTTTGAATTAGATAAAGAAATAACAGCAAGAAAGGATGAGAATATTTTATTACATTTAAAAAAGTCATTTATACCATTCAGTTTTTATTGTATTTCATTAGGTCAAAAAAACAGTAAATTAGATATTACTGAAACTAATAGTTTAGGTTCAACAAATACTTATGTTATAACAGTTGATGACGCAAATTATAATATTAGTGAATTATTATTAAGTATTAAAACTAAAATGGAAAGTGCCTCCACATTTGATTATGTTTATGAAATTTTATATGATGATAATACTTCAAAAGTTTCATTTTTAATCAAAAGTGGAACAAATGTTTCTAATACAAAAATATTATGGAATACAGGAGCAAATACAGATTTATCATTAAAACGAGTTTTGGGTTTCTCCGCAGACAGCGATAAAACATTTACTAATAGCACTACTGCTGTGAGTGATTTTGTAGTGGATTTAGCAGACGGATTGGATAGTCTTCATATAAAAAGTAATTTGGTTGGTGATAATATTGTATCAACAACGAATGCTAAAACAGGAGGAGCAGGTGAATTATTATTAGTCCCTGTTGATTTATCCCCCAATAGTATATTATATTTTGACGACGGTGCTAATCCATTTAAACACCAAATCCCAGCAAGTAGCATTAAGCGGATTGAGATAAATATTACAGATAATAAGGATAATGTTGTTGATTTTAACAATATACCATATACATTAATTCTTATTGTAGAATTCATATTTGACCCAAATTCAAATTTAACACCACAGACTGTTAGAAGTCTTCAAACAAATAATAATATTAAACAGGTAGAGGAGAAAAATAAACAGTTATTCAACTTATTAATGAATAAAAAAGAAATAAAAAAAAATCAATATATATTATAGAATGAAAATTATAGAACGGGAAAGTGGAATAGAAGCGAAAGGAGCAAAATTTCATACAGCAGGTCGCCCCGAGAATTTGAGTGAATTTCTTAATTATGTTAATTTAACTATTATAATTGGATTACCAGCAAGTGGTAAGTCTTCATTAATCAAAACATTATTGAACGGAACAAATGAAGATAATTTGTATAATAATGTTTTTAATAGTGTTTATTATATTTCTCCAAGTGATACTATGGATTTGAATTTACCTGAAAATAAAATTATTAGTTTAGATACAGAACCCCTTGAAAATATATTACAGAATATTATTGAAGGTGAAAAAGACCAAGGTGAAATTGATGACCCGCATAGAGTTCTATGTATATTAGATGACGCAATAAATTACATCAACACAAACCGCAGGGCATTAGGAGTATTTCGTAAATTAGTGATGAACGGGCGACATATTTTAGGGCGTAATTCAAGTGTAGCAATTTGGATAGTTTCGCAGAAAATAAAAAGTATTCCACTCACAATCAGGTCGCAGGCAAATCAGGTGTTTTTCTTTGAAAGCACAAAGGCAGAAAAGGAGATAGTGCGTGATGAATTCAGTCCATTAGACAAAAAAGAAGGAGAACAATTATTTAATTATGTATTTGATAAACCGCATAATTTCTTATTTATTAATTTACAATTACCAAAATTTAAGCGTCTCTTTAAAAATTTCAACCAATTAATATTAAAAGGTATTTAAAGTATTTAAATTGATTTTAATAATAAGATAAAATAAGATAAAATGCCTGATTATGAAAACTCCAAAATATATAAAATATATGATAATACAAATGGTAATATTTATATAGGTTCAACAACTGAAAAGTATTTATCAAAAAGATTACAACATCATATACAAAAATATAATGATTGGATTAAAAATAATAAAGGATATACAAGTAGTTTTGAAATATTCAAAAATAATAATTATTATATTGAATTAGTTGAAAATGTTAATTGTAATGATATTTATGAATTAAAAAATAGAGAACGATATTATATTGAAAATTGTGAATGTATTAATATTAATGTGCCTAATAGGACATTAGAAGAATATTTTAAAACAGAAGAATATAAAGTTAAAAAAAAAATTTATGATAAAAAAAATTATGAAAAAAATAAAGAAAAATTTATAAAACGAAGTGTTGAATTTAATAGTGAAAAAGTGGATTGTGAATGTGGTTGTATTGTTAATCGTAATAATTTACCAAGACATAAGAAAACTAAAAAACATTTAGATTTAATGAATAAGGTTTGAGATAAATTTGGCAAATATAATATAAATAATTGGCAAATTTATCCCAAATAAAAATATTTTTTTTTACATCAAATTACAATCTGAAATTATGGATTGTTGTTCTTGGATAAATTTGGCATTTGATAGTGTTTCTCCTAATATGCTCCTTGCCTAAAATTGGCATATATATATATAATAATTGCCAAATTTATCCAATTATTATGACAAAAACTATAACAAATCTAAAAACAAATATATATTATAATATATAATTATGGATATTGCCGAAATTATTAAATCCAATAAAAAAAATATAAGCGATACTTCTTTAAAGGCATATACAACAAGTCTTAATAAATTACACAAATTGGTAAATGGCAATACAACTATACAGAATTTGGATTTTTTAGATAATTTTGATAATATAATGAAAATCTTAAATGAAAATTATAAAGATACAACTAAAAAAAATTATTTAGTTGCTATTGTTAATTTAATCAAAAATATCAAAGGTAAAGAATTAAATGAAAAGTATAATGCTGAAATGATGAAATTAAATGATTTAGTCCAAAAAAATTATGATAAAAATAAAAAAAATGAAAACCAAAAAAAGAATTGGATTGAATATGAAGAAGTATTGAAATTAGTTAAAAAATACAAAAAAGATACAGAACGATTATTTACAAAACCTATTGAAGATTTAACTAATAAACAAAAAGATTTAATACAACAGTATTTAGTTTTATATTTATATTCAGGTATTCCGTTTCCTCCATTAAGAAATGATTTCTCTAATATGAAAATTGTTAATAGAGATTTTAAACGAGAAGAAGATAAAAATTATTTTGTAGTTCAGAGCAGAGATTTTCCGTTTTTTGAATTAAATGAATATAAAACTTCAAAAAAAGGTGGTAAAAAAATTATACCTGTGAAGGATAAAGAATTAAGACGAATTATTCATAAGTGGGTTAAAATTTCTAAAAAAGATATATTACTGATTAATCCACAAAGCGGGACTGCTATGACTGAAAATGGTATTACAAAATATTTACAAAAAATATTTATGAATAATTTAGATAAGAGTATCAGCAGTAGTTTATTAAGAAGTATTTATATTTCTCATAAATACGATAATAAGAAAATGACTAATGAAGATAAAAAAGATTTAGCACAATCTATGTTACACTCAAAAAATATGAGTGAAACAGTATATAATAAAATCTAATAATATAATATATGAATAACTTAAAGGATGTTATAGCACCAATACCGTATGTAGCATTTAATAATTACAAGGGTAAATTTTGTAAAGGAGATAAAAGATATAATCAAAAAAAAACAAAAAATAAAAGAAATGTAATTTTGAAAATAAATTCTAATATAAAACTATAATGGGATTTTTTAGCACAATCGGTAGAATGTTTAAATCAGTAGCACCAAAAGTAATAAAAGGCATCAAGGCATCCGCCCCTAAAATACTGAAAGGAGTTAAAGCGGGAGCGGGGAAACTAATGAAAGGTTTAAAATCCGCAGGACAGCGTTTAGGTTTAATAGCAAAATCTACATCTAAATCACCTGCTAATATTAGAAATATCAAAGGAGGCGGTCAATTCGCACAGGTGATTAGAGGGTCAAGACCAAAACGAGGTGAAGGATTTGTAGCAGGTGTGGATAGTCTAATGTTGTAAATAAACTTTTCAAAAAAGTTTTATCAAAATATATTATATATGAAAACTAAAAGTATGAAACCAAGAGCATTAAAACAAGAAGAAATAAGTTTATTTAAAACACATAGCAAACACCACAGCAAAAAACATATTGATATGATGAAACGATTTATTAAAAGTGGTAAGGGATGCTTCTCTGCTTCGCATAAATACGCAATGTCTAAACTTAAATAAATAAATTTTTTGATTTTACTTTTTTTTAAAAAGTATTATTATAATGAAAAAGTATCAACCTATAAAATCTACAAGAAAAAATAAAAAGTATATGGTATTAACAGATAGTGGATTAATTCATTTTGGAGCAAGGGGAATGTCGCAGTTTAAGGATAAAATTGGATTATACAGTCATTTAGATAATAATGATAAAAAAAGAAAAGAATTATATTATAAACGACACGGTAAATCAGCAAAAAAAGATACAGCAAAGTTTTTCTCCCATAAGTATTTGTGGTAAATTTGGCATTTATATATAATTAAATTGCCATTTTTATTTTTTTTTATTTTAATTAATTATAAAATGGGATTTTTTGATGATGTCGCAAGTGCTTTTAAAAGTGTGCCGAAAAGAACGATTGGCGGTGCTGTTGGTTTTGGTTTAGGAAGCGGAATGATAAAACCCGAGCAATTAGCAAAAGGTTCAAAAAATGTAAAAAAAACTGGATTATACAAATTACATAAAGGAGAAATCGTCATCCCTGCTAAACAATCAGGGATGATTAGGAAAAAAATGATGAAGAAGACAAAAAAGAAATAATATTTTAAATGTTATAAACTATTTAGAAATGACCCGTTAATATTATAAAATGGAAGGAAAAATGGAACATACGGGATTTTTGGAAAACTGTTATTCAGTATGGGATATTGAAAATGAGAATGAAAGTGATACTTGTTATGTTGGTTGGAGAATATTTGTATTACATTATTCAGAGTGTTATGCTTATTTCAGAATATTTAAAATTATGGAAGATACACTTATGGAAGAAATAACAGAATTAAAAGGAATAAATAAAAAAAAATTAATATATTCATTAAGAAAAGACAAAACTAATTGGTTGGGAGAAATACCTTGTTTCAAAACATCTTGTAAAAAAGAACATAAAGAGGGTCATTTATATATTGAATTACCATTTAAATTAAATGATTTTCAAGTTATATTAAATACTTATGGAGGATTATGGGATGAAGGCACAAATGATAGTGGTAATATATCATTTGACGATTTAGATAAACAAATTGAAGAAATGAATAAAATTAATGAAAAATGTAAAAAACAAGTAGAAGAAGAACTAAATGAAGAACCACCAAGCAACAAAGTTGCTAATGGGAGCGATGCTCCCTTAGAAGAAGACTGTATTTGTGAAAAATGTAATCCAAATGAAGAAGAAGAACAACCAAAAGAAGAATTAACAGAAGAAAGTAAAATTCACGAAGAAGATGAAAGAGAAACTATATTATTAGGTTTAATCAATCTTGAAGTTGAAAAACAAATGTTAAAATTAAAAAGTAAATTATTTAATACAATAAAAAAAGAAGTTGAAAATGATTTTAATTTTATCTGTAATAATTATAAAAATGGGAATATTTGACGAATTTATTATTAATGAAAAATTAAAACCAAAATTAAGAATTAAAAAAATGGAAAGTTGGGGAGGGTTATATCCAAAAGGCGACCCACGCTGGAATTTAAAAGGAACAGGAGGTTTAGACCCTATGCCTATTGGATTAATTAATAAAATTACAAGAGTGCCAATAAAAAAAAAATAATTTATTTAATATAATGAAAAAAAAGAAAAAACTTAATGTAAAAATTGAAAAAAAACATTTGGAGAAACCTCGTCCTAAAGACTTGGTTATGCCTCCAAAAGAAAATTTAAATGCTGGAAGATTTCACATATTACCATATAATCCAACAGTTATAAGACAATATTAGACCCTAATTCTGTGGAATAATTCAAATCCTTCAAATATCGGATTTATTTTTTTTGTTCGTTTGTAAAAGTAATTAATCATATTATCTCTTGAATAAATTTCTAAATTATAATAATCATTTAAATAATTACATAAATCATCTAATTTACCAAATTCTTTTTTTTCATCGTCTTCATTAAATTTAACAAAATATTTATACTTGTAAGGCATTTCTTAATATATATTACTAATAAGTTTTTAAGTAGTTTTAAACATTTAAACATATAAATACATTCTGTTAAATGATTTTGGGACTTTTTTTAAATTAAAATAATAGTAATCAATAAAATAATTATAAAACTCCTTGTATGTTAAAAATATTTGTAAATTACATTTTACAGCATCATTTTTTTTTGTGTAGTTATTATCTATTATTTGGTGTAATTTAATAAATTCACTTATACATTTTATTTTAATATAATTCATTATTAACTCCCTAATATCCATAAATAATATATGTGTGTATTTTATATGTTGTATAAATTGACAAAAATAATTAAAATATATATAAATTGGTAAATAATACAACATTTATATTTTAATTGTTATAAACTATTTAAAATTGATAATATATTATAATATAATAAATATAATAATGAATGAAATGAAAATATATGAGTGTCTAATACGGGATAAGTATAAATTACATACATATCCTGTAAATCATACATTTAGAAAATCTAATGAAGAAACATATAGAAATAGTATCAAAAATCGTGTTAAACAACAAAAAATACCAAGAAATCTTAAAAATAAGGATAAAAAATATTTACCTGATACTCCATATAATCATTCTCATAAATGTTATTCATTTAAGGGAAGTAAGGGTTATGACCCACATAATAAATGTGAATTACGAATTTTTGATGAAGGTGGTTATTTATTTTTATGTGGATTTATTAATGGATTTGTAGTTTTAGATTTAGATATTCAAAAACCTATTTGGAATGAATTAGGCAATAATCATAGTTTCATTAAATATTATCAAAATAAATTTAAATTACCACCAAATGAAGATTGGAAAAAAACATTAAGAGATATTATTGATAATATTGATACATTTACAGTATCAACTCCAAGTGGCGGATTTCATTTATATTTTAGTATAGAACATTTAGATTATGAAACACATAAGGATATATTGAATGGAGGGCAAATTTCAATATTAGAAATGGATTTACAAGGTGAAAATAAATTAATAATTGGTTGTGGAACTACTATTAATCATTATGGAGATTATAAAACATATATGGATTATCGGAATACTGAATTACAAGAATTAAATATTGAAGATTGGAAATATTTTAAATCATTTATGCCTGAACCTGAAAAACAAATTCAAAAAACAATTAAATCTATTAGAGATAATAATACTAAAAAAAATCAATATTCTTATACAGGTAAGTATATATCAAATGAATTATTACAAATAATAGAATATGAAATTATGAAATGTCCTGAATTGTTTAATGGAGATACGAAGGGATTTCCTAATTTTAGACGATTAACTGGATTTTATAAGGCGATTGATAGACAAACTGAATGGGATAATATATCTAAAAAATTTGATAATTATAATTATGAAGGTAATATGAGAATATGGGAACAAGTTTGGAGTGGTGTAGATTTTGTATTAGATAAAATTGGATTACGGTATATGAAGGGATATATAAAATATAAAAAAATACCTGAAAATGTAATTAAATTTAATAAGAAATTATATAATGCTTCACAAATATCAAAATTTTTAAATTTAGAAACAAATGTAAATTATTTTATCAAATCAGGGACTGGAACTGGAAAAACATATTTAGTTTGTGAATATGTATTAGACAAACATCCTGAATATCCTATTTTATGTATTACTTCAAGAGTGAGTATGGCAGACGAATTACATAGACAATTCTTAAAACGACATAAGGATTTTAAGAGTGATATTGATATAAATACATTTAAATATTATAAAACCGAAGAAGTCCAATTTTTCGACGGTGATAATATATTTATTACTATTGATAGTATTGGGAGATTATTTGGAAATAATACAGAATTTACTGGTAAATTTAGTGATTATACAATTGTTCTTGACGAGGTTAATTCATTAATTCAATATGTATTTACAAGTTCAACATTAAAAAATAATAGGAGAGAGTGTATTAATAAGTTAGTCCAAATATTAAGCACTTGTCGTCAAGTTATAGGTCTTGACGCTGATATAACTGATTATTGCCTTGAATTTATGAATATTAATATTATTAATAATAATCCTAAACTTACCAAATATAGTCCAAATTTAGAATTTGAATATGTTAATAATACTAATAAACATTTTGAAGGAAAACCTTATTATATTTATAATGATTATACAGTATTTGTTGAAGAAATATCTAAATGTGATAAATTTTTAGTTTGTAGCGATAGTAAGAAGGAAGCAGATAAATTAAGCGTTCATTTAACTTCACTTGGAATTAATGGTATTACTGTTATTTGTAAATTATGGGAAGGTTCTATGGATTTGGATTTACTTAATAAATGTATATTTACACCGAAAATTATTTATGGAGTTGATAGTTTAATGGAACGAAATGTATTTGTAATCTATACTGGAAATACATTACATTTTACAGCATATTTACAACAATTAGCAAGATGTAGAAATCCAATAGCATTACATATTTTACATTTACCAAATGAAAATTTTACATTATTTAATAGTGAAAAAAATGTTATTGAAAAATTATTATTAGAACAAAATGATTTAGATAGTCATTATTCAGAATTTAGAACAAATATTATTAAAAATTGTGAAGAATATGTTAAAAAACAAGATTTAGATACAATTGAAGAACAAGAAACATTATTAACACTTCAAGTTGATAATGATTTAAGAATGTATAGAACTCTTGAAAATGAAAATAATTTTAGTGGTGATTTCTATAATTATATTTTATCTAAAATTATTTATAATTGGGATTGTGGTAATAGTAATAAATTCTTACATTTACTATTAGGATTAGACGAACGAGGTTGGGTTAGACAAAATGATATTAAAAAATTTGTCCCAAGAGATAGAATACAACAAGACCAATTAAGTCAAGAAGCAATTGAATTAAATTATGAAGATTTAAGATTAAATCCATTTAAACAAGTTTATTTGGAGAAGGCAAAAATTCTTCATATTGAAGAATATATGTATCCCGATTATGCTAAATATTTGGTTGAAAATAATTATATTAAAATTCATTTAGCATATCAATATTTATTTAAGGAAACTTATGATAATAATGAAATAAAATTATTTGGAGATTATTGTAAGGATTTTAGTTATAATTGTAATTTAGATTTTACATATCCAGTTAAATTAGTTAAGGAAATATTAATTTCTATTGAAGCGACTAATAATGAATTGTATGGAAAACGAGATTTAAGTGAAGAACAACAAAAAAAATATTCAACACGAATGAAGGATTTTTATAGAGATAAGAGTGAAATACCTTATGATTTAAGTGATAGTATGGAAATCGCTAAAACCTTGAAAAAATTTATTATTAGTGTTGTATTTGACGGATTATTGAAGGAAGATAAGAATATATTTACAATAAAACGAAAAACAAGAAAACAAATACCATATATAGTTTTAAATAAATCTTCAAATTTCTATTTAGAGAATGAAGAATTATATAATCGACGATTTTGTGGAGAGGGTATGTAGGTTGTAAAAATTAACAAAAATAATAATAATATATATAATTTGGTAAAAATTACAACATTTTAGAAGAAATGATTTAAATAGTTGAAACCAAACTTAACTATTCAATTTAGTTATTATGACAGATTTTATTTACTAATAGACATTAAGAGATTTACTAATAAATTTATGTTTTTTATTAACATAGAAGAAATTGCGTCAATCAGGGGTGAAATATTTTTTTTTTTACTAATAACTTATAAGAGATTTACTTTCAAAACGGCAATAATCGTTAAGAGGGTATGTTGTAGAAATTACCAAATTATTTCTTATCTTATATTAATTGGTAAAAAATACAACATAGAAAATAGATGCGAAAAGTATTGTGCTTCTACTAAAAATGTTAAGAGATTATTAAGAGATTATAAGGGGACGAGTATTAGTAAATCCTCTAATAAATATATTATAAATCTCTAATAAGTATGTTGTATAAATTACCAAATGTTAAAAAATACAACTTTCGGATGTTGTAGAAATTAACATTATTAAGAGATTTTGATATAATTTTAAAGGGCAATAACTATTTAAAAATAATATTATAATAATATATAGATATGCCAAGAGGTAAAACTAAAAAAATAAATAATGTTGAGAATGCTACAAATTATATAAATGAAATTTTAGATATTTTATATGACGAACAAACAAATTTTCAGCAAGAGAATTCGTATCTAAAAATTTGTGATAAATTAAAAGATTTAGGTAATATTAAAACTACAAATAATAAATATGAAGATGATTATGTTGAAATTGTATTAATGGAGAAAAAATGTTTAAATAAAGACCACCACAAATTAATACTAATGTATAGTGATGAAAAATGTAAAAGATTAAAAATAGAACACAAATGGAAAAAATTTAAAAAAGAACACAATATCGTTGAATGAACTTTTGTAATACTTTTTAAAAAAAAGTAATATCAAAAAGATTAGTTCTATCAAAACTCAAAAATTTAAAATTATAATATTAATAGAATATATAAACCGATGGCGGGGAGAACGTTAAACGGGAACTCATTTAGTAATAATGTCTATGTAAATACTTTAAGTGGAGGTGAAGCATTAGCAATCACAACTGCTAATAATTCTACATCATCCACAATAGATTTAAAAATATCAAAACAGGATACACAATCTACATTTGAAGATGATGATTTAATTGTTATTGAAGACGCAAGTGGTAATATTAAAAAAGTATTAGGTAGTGTTGTAAAGGATAGTGCTGATGGATTTTTTACAAAAGTATCAAGTAATATTTATCCTGATGCTACAAGTGAAAATTTATTATTAGGGACAACAAGTAATAGTAATTCGAGAAAACTTTTAGTTGTAGGTAATACTGAATTACAAGATTTATATTTAAAATCAAATAAAAAAATAATTAGTAGTAATAATTCAAGTGATTATTTAAAATTTGGTAATGGAACATTAACTAATAATTATTCAAGTAATGTAATTAATAACACATTAAGTATGGGTGCTTCTGCTGATATTAATTTAGCAACAGGAAGAGCAATAACACGAAGCACAGATGCTAATGATAAAATAACTTTTAATTCAGGCAATTTTACATTTGGAAATACTGGTATATTTAAT